TCGCCATGCCGAGCATATCCTCTGCTTTCTTGCCGATAGTAGAGCCAACACCCAATAGAGATGCGTCAACATCTCGAGAGCCAACCGTAAGACCTACTGTGCCAACAGTCATGCCTGCGCCGATAACGTTTCTGACAGTTGCCCTGTCGTACACTGGATGCTTCTTGCCGCGCACCGAGATCTCACCGACAACATTCCCCAGCTCAACAGCTCCCTGTCGAGTAGGTCTCAGTCTTGGTTCGGTAGCAGACTTTTCGTAGCGTGTCAGCTCTACGCCTTCAGGGAACTCGGTAGACAGCGTGTAATAATGCTGTTTGCCGTCCTGAACTGAGATCAATGGGAAGTCGCCAGCGGGATCTGGATCGAACCCTTCTGGAGCCTGAGTCCACTTCCATCCGGCCTTTCGCTTGAATAGATTTGTCTTGATTTTTCTTCCCGTCTTGGCTCCAGCCTCAGCCGGTGCATCCGACACCTGAAACGCCGGTTTACCTTCTGGGCTTACCGATAACAGTCCGTAATTGGGATACTCACCTGTAATGTCTTTTGGTGCGCCATCACCCATCTGCAAGTATCTACCGCCAGCCTGCGGCTCAAACTGCTGTCCTAAGAATGGCTTAAATGCCTTGTCTTCTGGGTCAAAGAATCGTTGTGGTGCTGGGAATACATTGCGTAGTTTGGATACGTTTTTCAATGGACCTGCCTCCGCATTTTTTGGCATTACAGCGGCACCTAACAATGAGCCACCAGCAAGGCCGGCTAATAACATTGGATTGGCATTGCCCAATATGTTCGGTCCAACATACTCAGGGTCGAATGCGGCGTTAACTGAGCGAACCCTGTTACTTGGAACCTTAAGCTCTTCAACCGGACCGCCTTTGTTGCTGACCGAAAGAGCATCGTATCCCAAGTTCCTTAAAAGCTCATCGTTTATTCCGCCTATTGGGATATTGGAATAATCTTCAAAGTGATACGGGTTGTTTATATTTGTTACCAAAGGCAAGACGTTTTGAGAAGTCCCTCTATGCAGTATGCGCTCTGCTATCTGCGCGTATCCGCTTGCCTTTTCTGGTGACGGAGTTATGTACACACCTTCACCACCAAGCGCACCAGATTCTGAATTTAAAATTTCTCTTATATCTGCACTAGTACCATGATAAAAGCGGTTAGCAGGATCAGTAATGTCTCCGTATCCTTGCTCTTTCGCCCTCTGTACAATACTGGCGTAATCCATCGGAAGCTCGCCAGATGCTATACGCTGAGCAACAGATTCTGGGTATCCCATGTCAACAAGGCGCTTGACTTCATCGCCAATTGATCGCGCCGCTTTCGTTCCAGCAGATAATACGCCGGCTTCTACATCCTTTGAAGTTAATGCACCGGCAGTTAATAGCCCTGCCGTTATCGCGGCCTCTGGGCGCACAAACATGTAATCTTTAAATTTGTTTCTTGCGGCAACACGCTCAGCTTCATCACCATATTTCTCTACCTGAAGGCCAGCATCTGTTAGCCGGTCAATCAAACCTTTTGGCGTATTCTCTGGAACTATTGCTCCAGCAAAGTCGGACATCTGTACAGCACGCTCAGGCTTTGATTCAAAGTATTCAGTTGGCGCAGATCGAAGGTAATCTCGATACTCGTTTATTACATTTTTAATGTCGTTAGGCACATCTTCAAAATCAAACTTTTTTAATGCCTGATCTATCCCAATTTTCTCTGACTCAGCAATCATTTTGCCGACTTCGTCAAAGTAATAAAAAGATCCAGTTTCGTATTTGTAATACTTTTTCAGCAAATCCTGTAAGTCAGACAGTATTTCGTTAGCTGTGCTCTTGGCGACAGAAACCTCTTCCCCAGACTGCAACAGACCTTTTCTCTGCCTTGCATCCTGAAGGCTCTTGAGTTGCTCTGTCGTTGATGCTCGTAGGTTGCCAGCCCCAAACGTCATGGTGCTTTCTTTGCCAGCTCCAGCATTCTTGCTCATCCACTTAGATAGATTCTCAGCAGTGTATGGCTTCAGGTTCGGTCTTTCGCTGTATCTGTCGTAATCAGGATTGGTAACGAAATACTCATCTGGCTCGAAGTATTTGCTCATCAAGCCATCTTTCCACTCATCGAACTTATCTGCGTACTGCATTTTCAGCTCGCTCAGAGCGTAGAGATCAACGTCACCGTCTCGCTTCCTTGGAACATCAACGCCAATATCATTGAAGAACTTAACGCTTGCGGCTGTATCGTACTCGAGAAAATCACTTACCTGAGCATAGTCGTATGGGCTAGCATTAGACTTATACTTTAGCTGAGATAAATTGTAAGACGGGTCGTCTACGTTCCCGAACTCCCTATACGCCCTAAAGTCATTATCGAAGTCGTTGGTAGCACTTGACTTAGCAAGCCTAACCGGCGATGGCGCTCTGATCGTATAAGCGTCAGCAGAGTAAAGCGGATTTCCTTTAAGCGCAGGATCAAACCTGTCCGGTTTCCCTACCAGAGTAATCTCGCCAAAGCCCTCAAATGGAATGTCTTTCTGAGTCACCGCAATTGAAGGATTCGGTAGGCCGCCTATGGCTTCCTGTCTCGCAAGCTTCTTGGCGCTGGTGTTGTGCATAAACAGCAGATCTTTAACGCCTTCGACAGCCTCATCAATAAGGCCGAGTGCTTTACGCTTTGCCATAACAAACACCGTGATCAATAGTCTCGTGATTGTACCACATTAAGCCACGCCCTTTAAATTCCTGCGTATAGGGTCGCCCCAGTTGCTTAGCGGCCTAAACCCAACCGCAAGATACCTCATAGCATCGGCGCCGTGAGATGACCAGTCATGCAATGGCCTTGCCTTGAAAGACTTGTTGTTCTCATCGTAGTCCCTTCGATACTGCCTGAGACAGTCAATGCCCCTCTCGCACTTCTCAGCGTCAAACCAAGCGCGATTAAGCATAGACCTGACCGCTTGTATTCCATCGTCCACCATGAGCTGTGGAGCGATTGTAATCGGCCTCACGCCAAGCGCATCCAATGTCTCTAGCCTTGACTTGCCCGTTCCCAGCTCTCGAACCCGAACGTCATGCGGCAGAATGTGATCGGTGTAGTTGTATCCCCGCGAATTGAGAACAGACACATAGTGATCCAATCCAACACCAGATGACTCATAGTAATCAATCAGCCTGACCTCTGGGCCTACCATCTGAGCGAACCAGATCGCTGTAGAGTCACCGACACCTAAGTCCCAAGCCGTCACAACGCCCACAGAGCGATCATAAGGCACCGGACCTATTCTGCCCTCAGCGTTAGCCTCTCGCATCTCTACGGTGTAATAGGCGCCTTCTACGTGTATCAGGAACTCGCCTTCCCAGATGTGATCATAGACATCCGGTCTTAATTCTTTGTCGTTCAGCCGCTCTTGGTTTAGTACATCAGGGAACCACGGGTTGTCACGCCAGTTGATCTCGCAGATCTTTACATCGTTACTTGGCGCCACTCTAAAACGCTGGTGTACAGCCGAATGCTTTGACTCTGGATTGTACGTGACCCAGATCTCGGAGTCGTCTTCTCGAACCGTAGGGATAAGCTTCTGCCATGCGCCTTCGGATACGTTCTCAGCCTCGTCTACCCAAGCCAGTATGATCCTAGCCTTTGACTTGATCGAGTCTAGGTTTCGCCTTAGACCAGCGAACACGTAATTGATCCGACCATCCTTCGACCTAACGAACTTCTCACCGATCTCATAATAAGCGTCGAGCCAGTCAACCGACCTAATCGCAGACTTGACCTCTTCGAGCGATGACTCATCCAACGAGTTTAAATGCTCACGAGCACAGAGTATCTGACCCTGCTTGCCTGACATGCCCCACTTATAACCGTAGACAGCAGACATCAATGCAAACGATCTAGTCTTACCTGACCCCCTGCCGCCATACGCTACACGGTAACGAGCCTCGCCATTGAACAGGTCAACTATTTTAGGCGGAAGCTCAATCCTCGCGTTCATGCTTTGCTATCAACTCAATGATCGTAGGCATGTGCATTGCGCCATCACTCGATGTTAGGTCAAGCTCTTGAGCCTTCAGGTCTGGCATATACTTGCCTATCATCTTAATGCGAGCATCGAGTGCCACTTTGTTCTTCTGAAGATCGTTCGTAAATGTCGATGAATCAGGGTCTAGCTCTTCGATTTTTTCGATGAGATCAAATAGATACTGAACTGACCCACGCTCCTTAATGTACTCGCGTAAAGCCTCTTTGCGTATCTGCTGATTCTCTTGCGCCCTTGTTCTAGCCACTGTCTACTCCTTGTTAGGAACGTTCTGACATGGCGTAAAATGACCTTCACTTGGACTCGCATCAGTGCCATGTCGGCGTCCCGATTCGCTTTCTTGATTTCCTGTTTGATATTGTACACGATTTCTCCCTCCGAATATTCTGTCAAAGTTCTCATCAAAGCTTAGCTTATTTGTTGGCCTTTGCTTACTTCCCTTGCCCATCGTTCCTCCAGTAATAACATAGCCCAGCCCACACAAGGACCACAACAGCGTTTGCTAATACCCATATGGCTATAGACTCAATCATCTGCGTCCTCCATATCTATTTGGCCAACAGGTGACCAGCCGCATCCTTCACGCTTATGCTTGGCCAGTGAGAGCGCCTCACCATCTGTATCCACTTCATAATCAATCCACCACTGGCATGTCTCTGTGCCGCAACGGAATGACTCTGAACAGAATGTTTTGTCCATGTAGACCATAATTTATTCCCCAACCCGAACCTCTAGCTCAGTCTCAATCCATACCTTTGCGCCACA